AACAGGAATATCGGAGAAATTCAATGTGATAACGGTATCTTCGTTATTGGTAACCGTGTACGCCTTCCGACGCTCCCCAACGGAACCCTCTCTATAGTTCGTATTGAATGGATCTATGGAATCCGCCATCCCAGGATCGAATTGAACATCTAGCTTGTTAATTACCATTTGTATTCCTCATGTTCATCATAAATATCGGGTAGTCAGTTAATTGGTTAACCAATGAGTTGCAATTGCACATTAATGTTACGCTCAGTGACCCCAGAATCAAGTTTGTCCAAGAAACTATTCTCGATCGTGGTAGTAAATTCCCTAGATTCTCCAGCCGGAACCACGAAAGTCGTTGGGGAGCATGTTACTCCATTCGGTAAGTTACTAATCATGACCCGTGTATCTGCCTTACCGTCATTCAATACACGATATGTCTTTTCACGGAATCCATTCTCCCCACGCTTGAATATGAAATCTAGTGGCTCGGGAATGTGCCCACCCGGCTCAAACCTCACATTAACGATAGGAAGATCTTCTAGACCTTCAAAAACTACAGTGATCGGGAGAAGGAGATCGGGACTCATCATTAGTTTACCTGCACAGTGTTAGGAAATCTGGATCTAGCCTCGGCATACGCTCTACGAATGGCGTTTCGGATGTATACTGACATCTCTGACATCTGAATCCGGCGATCACCACGACGAAGAGACTGTAACAATTCTTCATAAAGGAAATAGTAGACAGTGGGAAGCTTATCACCCAACCTACCACTCTGTAAATACGCTTCAGTTTCCTCCGTCGTTATCATCGCTTCGTTTTTGTAGTATGGGGAGTTGTATAGAACCTGATATTGGGTGGGGTTCCTCTCCGAATACTCTTGTGTGATGTCACTTGCTGTCAATTCCTCCACATCCGTAGCCGTTTCATCAGAAGAATCTCGGAAGATTTGTTTCACAAGGGCGATCAAGTCCTCAATATCCATTGACGGGACAACAAACTCACGGATTTCGTTCCGAGCAGCAGCCCTTTCTTCGTCAGTGAAGTCCATCGGATACTCAACCACGATTTCCTTGCGTGAATTAGAAATTGCACCTTCAACGATACGAAGCGGCCTGGAATACACCCTACCAACTTCATGACTGAAGAAATTGACCACCACATTATAGTATCCTGGGGACAGACGGAGGACTCCATCCTTAACCATTTGGCTAGTTCGTACTACCAATTCGTCTGCATCGTTCGTATCGGGTGTAACCCGACGATAGATGTAGTTATTTTCGTAGTTCTCAAGAGCCGTCAATGTCACTGTCTCCAACAGAGCATTACTGTTGAGATCGTAGAAATTAAACTCTACGAAATCTCTCTGAAGATCCTCTGCAAAGTCGGTTGGAATCCCCGTTCGCTCATAAATGAAAGGAATTACGACTCTATCTACACCTTCCCCACGGGAAAAGTTAGCAATATCTTCTTGATAGTTCTCTTGTCTTGGCATTAAACGATTTCCTCAAACCAATACTTCACATCACGATAGAATACTCTGGGATTCACGGCTGTCTTTTCGGCGTGTAGAGTCCACTTCTGGGCACCCACATCCATAACATCATTCGTTGGTACCAAAAGAACCTTGATCCCGTTGTCATACTGTTTGATGGGTTGATGTAGATCAGCATCAACACTCCCAGACAGTTGAGCTTGAACTTCAAACCGACTGTCCTGGGCGAATTTGATGAAGTCATCCTCAAAAGTTCGGCCTCTGATTACCGTAGTCTTTAAGCTCATAGCACTTTCATCCTCACTGGCTCTGTCAACATGGTTTCACCGTCCACAGATATCTTCAACCGAATGTTATAGAACCGATACCTCTCCATCGGAGTCGTGTCCACTAGGAAGTATGACCCGGATGTATCTGTATCTAGGGTAGAGTACTGGTCAAAAGCGATCACAACCATTCCACTCTGAGCATCCCTGATTTCCACCTGTGTATCTAGTGGGAGATAATACATGTTACGGAACCTCTGAAGTCCATCATAAGATTTCCTGGGAAACTTATCTCTTACATTGAAGTAGAGCTTCCGAACCTCGCCCTTAGAGTAGTACGAAGGAAGATTTGTGGGAGCAATCTCTACTATTGTAGAGGGCATGACCGTTAAACTACCAGATTCTATAGATTGATCTGACCAACAGAACTCCAAAGTTGGTTGATAAATCGTGTGAGTCTGTTTGGAGAAGAAGGCCAAACGAGCATCATTGGTGGGTCTGTCCTCTGCCGTGGTATCCAACTTGACCATAAATCCATGATTCGGATAATCAGAACTGGAAATCCATCCCTGTACGATATCCGTCACATCAATACGCAAATCTCCGAGAGGGAACCGATTCAGACTGACGGAAGAACTTGGAGTAGAAAGCCAATCCCCACCGTCAACGGCCCAATCTGATCCCGAGTCAGGAGAATTCCATGTTGCACCATCTTCAGCATTATACTGTTGCTGGTAAAAGTATCCAGATCCCTCCACCCAAGAGGAAGACATAGGATAGACCCACATAGTTTCGTCCGTTGACAAGTTCTCCGCATGCGCCAACCTCAGATTGAGGAAGACGGAGGCTGAAATAGGGACATCATCCGGCATCTCAAACTTGATAAGTGCTCGTGCTGGTTCATTGGTGAGATCTCTCATGGCCTTACCGACCTCTAAGATCTCATCAAACCCAGAATTCACAGTAGGATATGCTTCATAGATGGAAGCATCTTGACTGGCGGTTACGAATCGTCTACTCATTGTTTTGCAGACCCTATAATATCATCCTCCGGGTATCTCAACTCAAAAATACACGGGTCAACGGATGGCAGAATGACACCATTCTGCGTGTTAGCCTCAATATCGTAACGATACGGTTGGTAATCCCGACCATCTTTCTGACGATACAGGTTATCTATCCTCAAAGATGTAACGCCTTGAACCCCATCAATGGAAGCAATCGCCAATTGAAGTTCGGAAAGAACAATCGGTTGATTGATCTGCCAATTGTCAATGTAAAAGAAGTTTCTCACCATATCAATACACCGAGCCAATGTGTCGTTCATATTGTAATTCTTTTGAACCACAATATCAAAGATGACCCTTATATTGACCGTGAAGGCATCATAGATATTCACCTGATCCGTGAGCATCCGATACGGAGAAAGGTAATTCTTGACATTTTTCTTGACCAGAGTATTGAGATTTGTGAGTCTCTTGTTCCGATCATACCCAAGGAGGTAAACATTAACAGCATTAACGAATTTACCCTCCTCAACCGATCCCGCTTTGGGAGGATCTTCCACATAAAGGATGTTATTGTTCGGATTCCCGTCCTTATTTAGTTGATCCCCCGTCCGAGTCCAATCAATGACCTTATTAATCTGTTCATCAGCCGTCACAAACACCTTTGCCGCCGCGCCATAGCGTCCTGGCATTGCGAGGATGCGTCCTGCGTAGTCCTGACGGGTTACGACACGAGATTGCGCAGAGAAGTACGCCAGAGCGATCTGTCGGATCTCCTCGACCGTGGGTTCGTCTGCTCCGCCGGTGGCGGGAGTTGGGTTGATGATGGAAACCGTCTCCACCGTGGAATTGAAGGTGGATTGTTGAGCCGGGGTGTAGTTTTGTACATTGTTCACCACATTCAAAGTGAGAACATTTGTAATCGTATTAGATGGGACATTATCCTTGACCCCACCACCCTGAATATAGTTGATCGTGAGAGCCGTGTTGGAAGGGGCCAATCCAAATGTGTTAGAATTTGTCAAATTGATCTCAGAAATCGGCGTAACTGCGATAATTTGATTGTATTCTGGATTGTTAACCTGTTTTGGATCAAAATTGATGATGATATCATCCAGGCTCCCGTTACCACCACCAAACAAAATCTCAGTTTCAAACTCTCTGGTCAATCTGACTACGAATCTACGGTCTGTTCGGATCAATTTCATGGTGAACGCAGGAGGAACAGCGGAATCAGCGTCAGTAGCCAACTGATATGTGTCCTCAAACACCGTGTCTTGAGCCAGATTCTCTACTTCGTGCCAAAGATTACCTTCTGAATCCTCTACAGACTCAATTCCAATGATGTCTGAATCAGGAACCTTGATCTTCAAGAACCGTTCTGCTGATCCTACATCATAAACGAACTGTTTCCGCTCACCGGAGGTCAACTCAACTGTCTTTCCAATAAGAAAATTGGTTGGTAGCCCGGATGTACCATCTACGGTGTATACCTGAACTGTCCTATTGTCTGGATTTGCGAAATCAACGAGTTCTGTTGACCGGAATGTGACCGGATATGCCCCAATGTCTTCGTTGGTATTGAATCTAGATCCCACATCTATCCTTAGAAGATAGGTCGGATCAATATTCCCATCCACATCAGCGGGACAAATCTGATAGATCTTGGCGTTGGTAATAGCGGGGGTGGTATTTCTAATGCGGAGTCCCATCGCCTGAGCAATCGTGACGATGTTTTCCTTCTCTTCGGTATAGAAGATGAGGTTCTCACGGAAGGATCGGTCAATGTACAGAGACAGCACATCTCCCACAAAGGCCGCCATATCCAAGAACACACTACCAGGCGATGCTTCGTTGAAGTCCTGATATGTGTCTGGGTAATATGACTTCGTGAAATCAATCAAAGACTGTTTGAAGTCAGAGTAATCCTTGTTCAGATACTTGACTTCCCGTCTCTGAATCTTGTCATTCAGCAGAATCTTAGGAAGAATAGTCATGTCTCAAATCATGTCCAAATTTAGGGATATCAAAATGTAATTACCACTTCGTCAAAGACGTTTGGGTTGAAAGTAAAACCATATTTGACATACAACTTGACCGTATATCTGTCAATGTCGTGTGGGTCAATCGTCAAATACTGTGATTCTTGAAGAACCAAGAATGGCATCCAAGTTGCCACAGCCTCTGCGATAGCGTCAAATGTCTTATCCTCCATATCTTCATCATTCTGTTCAAACACGATGGTATGTAAATCGCAGCCAAACCGGGGTTCGTGTACACGCTCCCCTTTCTTCGTCATAACCAAGTTGATGAAATTAGACTTGATCTGCGAAAGAGTATCTTCTGAGGCTTGGAAATACCCTAACTGTCCCCGAACAAACGGGAGAGTCACACCATACGTGATTGGATATTTAGGCATTTTACACCAAATTCAACTTCTTCATGATTGCAGAGAAATCCTGATTGATTGCCTCATAAACTGGTTGTGTGGCCGGATTGATGCCTGGTACCGGGCCCCCATCAACACCCCTCTCAGGCATAATAATTGATGGGCGAGATGGAGCCGCTGGTGTGTAATGTGACGGCATCGCCACCGATTCATTGATAAAGCCTGGAGAACCGTCCTCCCACCCCACATGCTCCCGCAATAACGCACGAACGGAGGAGTTATCCGTTTCCATTCTCCGTGATGGAGGGGCCGATGGTGCCCTAACCACCGGGGTCATACTCTCCGAGAGGTACTGGGCGATATCTGGTACCGCTGCAGCAATTTCTTCACGGATAACTCTCCGAATCAAACCTTCTAATGCTTTCATTTGTGACATATTGTCTCCTAACTCTTTACTATTCCACCGTACAATTCAGAAAGGGTGTCTTTGATCTTCTGTGGGCCAACCCAATCCTCTCTGATCTCTGTGAATTCTAAAGTTATAACATTCAGTCCACCCTTAATGCCTGATAAGATCTTCTTGATAATCTTACCAATGATCTTAGACATGTCTGGGATGCCTGGAATTGACGCAGGAATGGCTCTAGCCCGAGAAATCGCAGACGCGATCTGATTCCTGGCGTTATTTACCCTATTGTAAATATCTATCACCTGATTCAACTCTTCCACATCCAACCGATTTGCCAATCCACCAAGAACTTCAGCGATAGATGCGTCCCTCCCACCGACTTCTTCAATGAACGCCTCAACTCGTGTTGTTATGACACCTGTATTGAACTGTCCTAATATATCGTTGAGTTCGTTTACCTTACTACCGATAACCTCGTTGACGATATCTCTGACCTCAAAGACATATCCATTGAGGATGGATTCCAATTCTCTTACCTCAGCCTCATATTCACTCCGAACATCCATAGAGAACTGATCTAGAAACGCTGGGTCGGAGATATACTCAATTCGGCGCTCTACAGCACCGATTTTGTTCTGAAGATCGTTTAGTCTCTCTTCTTCACCCATTATAGGCTCCTCTGTGCCCGAACCACGGTGCTTGCGAAGGGTGGGCCAAGCAACAACTTGCCCTGTAGGGCTAGTAATCCCGCCAGGATAGCTGGGTTGAGTGGCACCGGAACGAATCCCATCATTCCTACCGCATATGCGTTCTGAATGAACAACATCATGAGGCTTCCCAAGAAATCTGAGAGGGTTTCGGCCAGTGCAATTGACTCAAACTCGTCCACCTTGTCATGATTTCCGAGAAGAACCCGGCCCCCCGAGAGAATTGCGTCCTTTCCAGCGCGGGCCATGAAGGAGTCTCCTGCTTGGAAGATCATCCCACGGCCTGCGGAAGCGTTCACTTCTCTACCAGCAGCCAATTTGTAATCGGCCTGAGTGAACCATGATGTATCATTGCCGATATGACTGATATGATCCATTCCTACGGTCAATCCATAGTCTCTACCGATCCAACTTACATAGTCTTCGTTGGCATCTACCGTGATATTAGTGGAACACATGAGGTTGATCCCACCGTTACCAGCGATAATGACCCGTTCCTTCCGTGCGTTGATGATTACACGGTTGGAATTGATCATAATGGACGCTCCAGGCCACTTGTGTTCGCCCAACTCAGGCCAGTTTTTCGGAAGAACAGACTTGGCGTGAACCTTTAGGTCAGCCGTAGCCAGTTTGAACTTCTGAGTTTGGTCTGTGAGCATGTAAATGGAGTTGGCATCCTTATTGATGTCTTCCATCGTCAACCCAAACGGGGTATCCACCGTCTTAATAGGAGAATCTTCGTATGTACGAAGGATAATGTTTGCTAAAGGAGGGACATTACCACGCGGATTTCCAGAAATAAACTCTGTTTTCTCCCCACCACCCAGATATGTTGGAATGTTTCCCGTCTTTGTCTCTTGATTCAACCCCTCCTGAGCCAAATTTGACCCAAATCGGATGGATGATCCGTATCTACTCTGGAGAATGATGTCTCCTGGGTGGTGTTTGATTGCCACGATCTCCCGTTGATCAAAGGCATCGTTGGCATCACTCTCTTCCCCCTTGGGTGCGGACATCCCTCCGTACCGTGTCCGCTTCAAATCGTCTGGATTGGCGCCAGGTTTGCTCGTTTCGTGGAGCCGATCCTTTGTCCACTGCTTTGTAATCTGTGTTTTCTTGGAGTTGGAAAGGAGATTGACCTTCTGTGTGTAAAACATCGTGTCATTTACACGGAAAATCAATACCACTTCCCCTGGAATAGGGTACTCCTGCATAGCAGAATCAAGTGGGTATGCGTAATGATAGTTCGTATCCTCCATCTGACTGAGGAATTGGATCTTCGCACGACCAACTGTTGTCCCAGACTTATTGTATTCGGGGTGTTCTTCGTTCATGACGATATCGTAGACCACAGCTTCACGACTGTCAAACCCAAACCGATCAACATCTGTTCGTGGAAGGGTGTCTAAGATCGTCGGTGACGATGGTGGACGGGATGGTGGAATGTAACTTCTACTCATCTATTACCCTGACATGAACGATAGTTCATCCTCCACCGCTTCAACCCTGGCCCTCATGTCATCCTCTACATCGGCCGCCGCGCGAAGGCTGGCGATATCCTTGTTCAAGGTACCGAGCAACTGTTCCTTATCCTTGTCAGACAGAATTCCACTCTCCCCCGATACCTTCTGAGCAGCGTTATAGATCCTCTGAGCGATGGTTGCCACCTTAACCAACTGATCGTCGTTCTTGACAGATACCTCAAGAAAGTCTTTGATGATCGGTGAAATGACAGCAGCTTCTTCCGGTGTCTTAATCATCATCACCAATTTCTTCACATAAGTTTCTATCTGTTCTCTCTTGGCATCAGAGTGAGTGTACACATCCTTGAATACATCAGCGATGGTTTTCCCTCTAAATACCTCATTTTCAATTCCCATATGATTCTCCGGTCATTCTCCTATACTATAAATACTAGTCTTCGTCGTTATCGGTGGGAATGAAGTACATGGCGGGGTCACAAAATTCCCCCGTGTTCCTGAAATCCTCCATTTGACGAAGAACTTGCACTCGCATCCGCTTCACAACCTTAGTAATATGGGAGGTTTCTTCGTCGGTGATCTCTCTCAACATAACATACAATGCCTTCTTGTTGAAATTTTCAATGTGGTCTGACCGTTTGAGTAATTCCAATAAGGCATATGCGATCTTAATGTCTCTGGGTTTCTTGAAAAGTTTCGTGACATTGTGTTCCCAATACCGAATGAACATGTCAGTGAACTCCTGCATTTCACCCCGTTTATACTGATGCTCTGGGTCTAATGCAAGGATCTCTTCGAGATCAAAATACTCCTCATTTGAATCCCCGAAATATACAGAACGCTTCTCGTTCTTATAGGCTTTGTTGTTATGGAGAATTAGGTAGTTCTTCGCAATGACAGAGAAGTAACTAAACGCTTTACCCTTGTCGGCTGAGAACTTGTGTAGATTTATCACCAGATAGGATACTACTTCGGCCTTCACATCCTCAAAAGAACCGTCCATATATGGAAACTTGAATCTATTGATGATATTTTCAGCCATTTTGTTGAGGGGTTTATACAACTCCTTCTCAAATAGCCGTTCATCCTTCGTTTCATTGTATTCAATTATTGCGGCTTCGGTTTCCTTAGTCCAATAAATGTTACTCTTCTTCTTCGCCCTCGCCATAGATCAATACCCTCAGTTCACCAACTATAATCGTGATCTGTGCAAAGAGGGCTCCAACTTCATCATCTTTTTCAAACATTTGTTTGTTATCCAAAGCGCGCATGGTTGCGAGTACATCCTGAACCCCAATAAAGAACCTGGCGATGCGTTGTTCCAAATAGTCAATGATATTCTCTTGCGCCTCCAGCGAACGCATAGAATTCCACACTGCATAGCCAAGTACTGCGTTGAGTAGCACAGAAAGACCCAACAAAATTATCATAATCATTGTACATCCCCCAAGTCGTAGTCTGCAAATCTGGACATATAGTAATCAACTGTAGTGCCGTTACTGTCCGTGGTTATTTCAGACTGCTCCAAATACCTTCGCACACCACCAGCACCAGCAAAATGAGCGCCTGCGAGGATTCCTGCTGGAGTAATTACGAATCCGTCACGCTTCTTCCCATTATACCGATCAATGAGGGCTTGAAGTTCCCTCTTATTTGCTCTGTAGTATGCTACAAAAACAGAATCTTGCAGGTGTGGACGCAGGAGAAACTCATCCGGTGTCTCTTCAAACCCCAAGAATTCAATAGTCTTTGGATCAAATTGATACTTCCCCATCATTCCCCACTTGTTTACAACAGTAGGGTCACCATCACTCTCAAATTCGGCAATCGCTTCTGCCCACAACTCAAACTGAGTTGGTTGTCCAAGAGTCACATCAGATGGAATGTATCCGTAGTCCAAAGGTTTATGTCCGTTCATCAAAATGAATACTGCTACT